CGTGAGTTCCGTGTCGCGCACCTTCTCAGCACGCTCGTTCGGGTCCTCAATCTGTGCAAGCTCAACCGCCTTACGTTTGGCAAGCGATTCAGCGCGACGGAAATGGTCAGAGTCGATGCCCCGTACCATGAACCAGTGTTCCGACATTGTACCGTCGGGATGGAACAGAGGGAGCTTGACTCCCTCGTTCGCTTTTTGCCGTGTATAGAACTCTTTCATTGCTGGGTCCTTCTAAGAGTTATTAAACCGGCGTCCGCTCAATGAGGATGTTGGTTCCTTCAGCACTGTCCAACAGGGCCTGGAAAGGCATTGTCAGTGTGATTGGACCTTCACCAGATACATCGGGCTGACCGCCAGTGTACTTGATACGTGGCAGACGGAACTTCATTTCGTTGCCAGCAGCATCAGGGAGGGTGAACGTGATAGAGCTTTCCGTTTCATCCAGGAACTTGTTAACAAGGCTGGAGTCCTCGAAGTATGCAGTGACCTGACCAGTAAGGTTTGAGCGTCCAACAGATGGGTAGATAGAGTTCTTGCTACCCACAACGAAGCGCGGCTCAATACCGTTCTGAAGGGTCATGCTGATCTCGGTCACGACTGCTACAGGAGTTCCGCCCTCGTTCAATGTTCCTGTAAAGGAATCGAGTGGTGAGGTAGTTGAAGCAGGAGGGAACGTTGGCGTACCCAGGCCAGTAAGATCAGACGCAGTTTCCTGACTCTGTCCAATGACTGAGAACGTGCCAGTGATCATTGAGTTGGCAGCGATAGTGAGCTGCATGGAGTTGAGCTCAACACCCCGGTAGATGTAGAACGGGTTATCGGCTGCCTGGATGTCTGCGAATTCCCGCACAAACGTGAAGGATGCACGCTCAGCGAGTGCTTTGATCTGCTGAGTACCCACTACCGGGGTATCGGCTGCCCAATCAGGAGACAGAAGTACCGCCTGAAGGAACTGATCGAATGAGCCATAGCTCAGCTCGAAGTTGACGTCCCCGCCAACCTGGTTTGCACCAAGACGGAAGTCTGCGATCTGTCGGTCAGAACGAATCTCTTCGGACTGAAGGCTATCTTTAGCAAGACCCAAGGTGGTTCCTGTAATGCGAACCATTTCCAGGGCCGGGCTGGTTGGGGTTGTGCCATACGTCGCTTCTTTGACTGCGTAGAGCGAGTGGCGGCTACCATTTGCCATTGGAATTCCTCCTATTAGCTACGAGTTGTTCTCGCGTAATAATTAACGGTTAAACTGACTCGATAGTAGCCACCTACATACCGACCCGAACTCAAAGAACAAGAAATGACTTTGACTTCTTGTGCATTATATAACAATGATTTCCCGGCTGTAAAGAAAGAGGCAAACTCATCTGCCTTTTGCAATACATCGCCCGTTCCCTGCCCCTTGGGGTAGTTGATATCAATCTGCAAAAATCCCGCGTGATTGTCTTCGCCTGCATCCCCAAGAGTCACTGGCGTACTGTCAGCACGCATGTTGAAGAGCTGTAACCACAATCCGTCAGGGTACTCAGCAAGCTCCGCACCTGGCATTCCGCAAGGAGTAACACTGTCGACGCTCTGCACGGCTGTGATCAACGCCTGTTCGATTGCTGTGTAGTTAGCGGGCACGGCTCACCTTCCTTGCATTGCGTCGGACAATTTGCTGCCAGTTTGCAGCATTGATTCGAACCATACCTTCAGGGGCTTTCAAAGAGAACCCTCCCGATGTTTTACCCTGCCCGCCTTTTGGGGGATCAGGATAGTCGCCGAACTCTACCACGGGCGCGTATGGCAGGTTATTAGTGAGGAACACATCACGGAAGACATCCGTACCTCGGAGGACGTTGTTGATACGGGATATCGTACCTTGTCCAGATGGGTCGGATGAGTCCGTTGTCTCCGTGCTACCCTGCCCAATGCCTGCGAACCAGTTGTTACGGAGCACACCCTTGTCAACGGGAGTCTCCATGACTACAGCAGAGAACAGGTCGAATGCTGACAGGCGTTTCACTTTCTCGTACTTGGCGAGCGTGCGCTTTCGGAAGCGGTTCAAGTCCTGTGCAAAAGTCATCGTGACAGATCCAGCATGTAGACCACCACAACATCGGCGGGCTTAATGGGCTTCGCCATGGACAGAGAATGCCACTGCCCGTCAACGAATACTTCCTCTTCCGGTTTGGGATCGGAGTCCGCTTTCAGGATAAGGCTCTTGGACGCTTTCCAGAAGGCACTCGTCTCGGTGACAGGGAACGCCATTGAGCCCAAGCTGTGCGCAACCTTCTGATCCGCCACTAACCCCACAACGGTCCGAGCAGCTTCCTTGCCCCGCTTCAGTGTGCTTGAGTCGTACTGCCCAGGGCCCCGCACGTTGTACTCAGTGCCAAGCTCTGCCAGAACTCCATCCACCTCTTCGCGGATCTCAATGTAGAAAGCGTCGGAAGCTGCCATCCTAGTTCCTCATCACCCCGCCGGAAGCGGCTGTTGTATACTGACGGGCAAGCCTGTCCGCCAGCGGGAATTTCATGAAGGCGCTTGCTGTGGTCAACCCTTGGTATTCTACTTCTGTTGTGATTGGGCCAACCACTGTGCGCTTCTTCTTAATCTCTTTCGGATTGTTTGCTGGCGGCGTCGGATAGAGCGTACCCGAGACGGATTCTTTCGCATAGAGACAAACTGCCTTCTTCCAGTCAGAGGGAATGCCTTCCACTGCCCGCCCATAGCGGTCGTACAAGCTGCGGCGGGGCAGCTCAAGGCCTTGCTCCGATACAAGGGGCCTCCCCTGTAGCAAATGGCCCCAGCGGGCGTCTGCGTACTCTGTAGCGACAATCAATGCAGCCTGTTTCGCGTCGCTATCTGCCGCCCACGAGGCGCCAAGATAACCGTCAGCGAATGCTTCGTCCACATAGCTTGTGGCGTCAGCAATACCCGTTCCATCCTCAAGCGTGAAAACGGCCATTAGCTTTCCTCCTGAGTCTTACGGGCTTCTCTTGCTTTGCTGTTGATATAAAGCACGGCCCGCAGATTAGCGGGCCAGCCATTGGGATACAGGGCCTTGCGACGACCCGTCGGAATCTTGCGAATTTTCTTCTGACGGGCCATTGCCGTTCCCCTTAATACTGAGTGCGAGTTGCAGCCATTGCCTCGGCCATTGCACGCTGGCGCCGAGCCTGTTGCTCACGCTGGGCGTTCTGCGATGCCTGGTAGGCCTTAACGGTATGCGAATCGCTCACCTTGGCAGCTTCACGGGATCGGCGCTGTGTGACCACATCCATGGCGGCCTGGGCCTTGCGCAGTCGATCCTGAGCTGCATGGTAGTTCGCAGTGGCGTCAGTGAGCTCCTTCTCAACAGCTTCGTCACCCTCTACCGGCTCGAGCTCTTCTTCCTGCTCTTCGTCTTCCTGGGTGGCGGGCGCTTGTACGTCCTGGGCTTCGGTTGGTGCTGTTGCTTGCGCATCAACGGTCTCCCCTGTACCGGTTTGCTCGGGCTTCTCGACTTCCAGGTTGGGAGTCTTACGAGTGAAACCTTTTGCCGCATTGGTGATGTCAGCGCGGCTTACAGCTTCGCCCACCATGTCCTTCATTACGTCCAGACGTGGCAGACCTTCCGCGGTCCAGTGATCGTCATTCTGCGTGTCCAGCTTCGCAAGTGCGTCACGAATTTTCTGTTCCATGGGATGGGTCCTCACAGGTTGTCAATGTTATCAGTACCGCGCACCTGTTCGGCCGTCTTACCTGACTTGAGAGCCAAGAAGATGTCGAGCATTTCCGCGGCGACGAGAATGGTGTTGGTTCCAGTACCGTCATCGGTAAAGGCCACAACGTTGGTGCCCGCAAGGGCGTCGGCTTCGGTCAGGTGCAGTGTGAAAGCATCCACACCGACAACGTTGACCCAATACTCGGTCGCGCCATCCAACTCTGCGGGCAACGCGCCACCACTGTTCGCCAGAAGGAAAGGCCCATCGCCAGACGTGTATCCGTGCCCGACTAGAGTCACCTGGTTGGTGGTGTTATCAAAAGTTACTGTTGCACCTGTTCCAGTACCGGAAAGGCGAGCGGCGTGCTCCGCAAGGAAGTCGAGGAAGTTAACGCTATGGCGCACCCGATCGAAGTTCCCGTGGCGGAGGTGTCGTCTGTAGATAGGCATGTCTACCTCCTGCTGAAAGTAAAGGGGGCCGAAGCCCCCTTTAATTAGAACTCCCGGGTGATCAACCGTGCCATCTTGATCTGCTTCCGTTCAGTGAACGAACGCTGCCAAGAAGCTGCGTTGGCCAGGTTGTTGGTAGTAGCTGCGTTGGTGGGACCACCGTTCGGAGCTGTGCCAACATACTTGTGACCGGCAGGGTGCAGGCACCACTCAACCCGGTTGTACAGGATTTCAGCGCCACCGCCGTTACCCGCATCCGGATCACGCTTGGTCTCCGTGGGAACCTTCGGGGAACCCATGCCCAGACGCACTGCACCGGAGCCAAAGAGCCAGGTGTGGAATACACCAGCGTTGTTGGTGATACCGTCGTCAACGATTACAACACGACCCAGGAACGTCGGGATCTGTGTCTCACCGCGAGCGTCAGGGATGTAGTCGATCAGGTTATTCTTCTGCATCCGTGCATAGACGATGGAGTGAACAGCGATCAGTGACAGGTCACCCATGCTGTCGCCCATAGTAACAGCAGCGTCGATGAACGCCGGAGCACTGAAGTCCGTCACGCCAGCACTGTAAGAAGCCCCAGAGATGTCGTTCGTCAGGTCGCCCTGGACGTGCTCGCTGCCTGCCGGGGCTGCATCGTTGTCGGCGTAGATGCCGTTAACGGTTGCGATGAATGCAGCCTGCTGGCGACGTGCCCAGTATGTGGCCACACGTTGCGCAATGCTGTCCATCGGGTCAGCGCCAATCAGGGAAGCTGCCAAGTCAGAGGAGCTCCAGGACTGGTTCCGAGACAGGCGAACAGCAGTTTCCATAGAAGTACCAGTCTTCTTCGGAGTGCTGTTGTCGGTGCCACCAGTGTAGCTGTCATCGGCTTCGTCGGAGGAGGTATTCTCTTCCTCGTTGTCCAGATCCTTGAAGGAAGGAATGTTGAAGGTCAGGCCACCGCCCGCCAGCTTCTCATCCAGCAGGGGGTCGCGTACAGCAGCACCGGACTGAACAATGCGGGACTTCTCTTCAGTCAGTTGCTGCACATAAGGGGTAAAGATCTCCGGAACAATGAGATCGGAAATCTGCGTAATTGGTCCAGTAGCCATGGGAATCCTCCTATCGGATATGTTGGCCTAGGGTTTTAATCCAGAGCCGCGAATCCCATGACCGCAAGCCCAAAACGAATAAAGGCAACCCCATCATCGAGGTTGCCTTTATTATAAGTGGCGAGCGTTGAGAATTGCAAGTATTCTTACTGAGGTTTTTGCCCGCCGATAGTAGTGCCAGCAGCTCGGGCCAACTGTTCAGCTTTCGAACGGTCTTCCTTCATCAGGCGCCCTTGCTCCGTCATGTTCCAGTTTTCCTTGGTGAACGGGTTGTTGGCTGCACCAGTACCACCGTCACCGCCACGTGCTCCAGCACCCTGCGACTCAGGCCACCAGTGCGGACGGGACTGCTTGATCTCGGTCAACCATACGCTA